GAACAGCTTCTCGCCGAGGTCAGGACGATCCAGGTCGCGGGCTGGGCAGAGATCAGGCGGCGGCTGACTACCGACTTTGCCGAACTCGCCGCAAACGAGGTCGAGTTTGCGCAACGCCTTCTCGGTGTGCCCGTCGTTCAGGTGGGGGTGTTCAGCGGAGCGCCGACGCTCGAACAGGTGATCGCGGCTGCGAACGCCCGACCCTTCTCCGGTCGAGTGTTGGCTGACTGGTTTATCGACGCCGAGAGGGCAACGGTTGCGCGGGTTCGAGAGGTCATCAAGCAGGGGATCGTCGAGGGACAAACCATCGACCAAATGACGCGGGCGCTTCGTGGCACGCGGGCAATGCAGTACCGCGACGGGCTTCTCGAAACGACGCGACGCCGCGCTGAGACGCTTGTGAGAACAGCCGTCACGCATGTGGCGAACGTCGCTCAACAGCAGATGTTCGAGGCCAACGCCGATATCGTTCTGGGCGTCATCTGGACGTCGACACTCGACCTGCGCACCTCCTCGGTGTGCCAGGCGCGCTCGGAGAAGGTCTACCCGATCAACAGCGGGCCGCGCCCGCCGGCGCATCCAAATTGTCGCTCGGTGATGCGACCAAAGGTGGCGGCTATCCCCGGCGTGGCCCCCTTCACGCCCAAGAGCTACAGCGAGTGGCTGAAGGGCCAGGACGCCGAAGTGCAGGACGATCTGCTAGGCCCGACGCGCGGCGCGCTGTTCAGGCGTGGCGGGCTGGATGTCGACAGGTTCGTGGACAGCAAAGGCCAGACGCTGACCATCGAGGCGCTGCGCAAGCGTGACCTAGACGCCTTCCGAAAGGCCGGCCTAGAATAGCGGGTGCCCAAGAAGACGCCCTTCACGGTGATTGAGGGCTCGCAAGCGCCCGACACGCCGCTGGAGCGGACGAGACGGCGCTTGCGGGCATCGCTGCCGACTGAGCTGGTCCGCTGTCCCCGATGCTCGGGCAACGCGATGCTGCAAATCCGCATCGGCATGTTCTGGAGCAACGGCAAGCCGGTGTCGGGGCAGAAGCAACTGATCTGCGCGGCGTGCCACTCAAAGGGTGAACACGTCGTCATTTCGTTCTAGGATGGGGAACTGATCGGGCCGGGGTGGTGCGTCAACACCATCCCCAGGCCCTAACCAAAACGAACGGAAGGGTTCGAAGTGGCTGTCTCAAGAAATGGCACTTTCACCGTCTATGGTCTAGCCGCGACTGACGAGCCGTGTATCCGTTATGTCGGCATGACGCGCCAAACACTCGCCAGCCGCACCAACCGGCATCGCAGCGGCGCAAGGGCAGGTGAGCCATCGCCAAAGGCCGACTGGGTACGCAGCGTCCTGTCTCGCGGAGCAGATATCCTAGCGGTCGCGTTGCAAAGAAATGCCGAGCCCGACGCCGAAGATTATTGGATCAACGCGCTTGCGCGCAAGGGAGCAGACCTTCTCAACGCCAGAAGTGGCGGCGAATCGGGGTTTTGCCTTTCTGATGGGGCTAGGGCGCGCATGGCCGAGGCCCAAAGCGTGCTTCAGAGATTGCCTGAGCGCATTGAGCGAAACAGGGCGTCAAATCGCACCACGTTTGCGAAGCCCGAAGTCAAGTCGCGAATGTCTGAGATGCGAACAGCCATAATGGCGCGGCCGGAGGTCAGGGCAAAACTGACCGCCGCCGCACATGCTCGATGGACTCGGCCTGGCGAGCGCGAAAGCCTCTCGGAGGCGTGTCGGGGCCGAAAGCTCGCAGGCGACCATCCGTTCCTCCGGGTGCAGGGCGAGAGCAATCCGCGCGCTCGATTGAGCGAAGAGAATGTCCGCTCAATTCGGGCGAGGTGCGCGAACAGAGAGCGCCACGCTGTGGTGGCCGCAGACTTTGGCGTCTCGCGGTCGCTCATTGGCGCGATCCACCGTCGCGAGCTATGGCCAAACGTAGACTAGCGGCTGGATTGCTCCCGTCGACTTCTAGGGCGCGCGCCGCCCGCCAGTAACAGCCCGGCATGACGCCGGCTGCGCCCGCCCAGGTTCACGCCTCGGCGGGTTTTTCGTGTCCCGTGCAGAGCCGGGCACACCCATCGGGCGTCGTGCAGAGCCGCGCCCCCTGCGTCCGCTGAGCGGCAGGAGAACCACCCCATGAAGACCACTCGCACGGCCCTGATGGGCTCGTCCGCCATGTTCAACGCCCGCCCGGGCCTCCCGACGATGATGCGCGGCCCTGCCGTCGCCTTCGCGGCCGACAACGAGGGTGGCGCCGAGGGCGAAAAGGCCGCCGATGACAAGGCTGCCGACAAGGCCGCCGAGACCATCGACCCGGCCAAGTACCAGGGCCTCGCGGCGGCTCACGAACGGCTGAAGAAGGACTCCGCCGCCGACCGCGCCGCGCTCAAGGCGCTGAACGACTGGAAGGCCGAGATCGAGGCCAAACAGGCAGAGGCCGAGGAGGCCAAGGCCCGTGAGGCCGGCGACTTCGACACCGTCAAGAAGCAGCTCGAGGACCGCTACAGCAAAGAGGTCACCAAGCGCGACGAGGCCATCGGCAAGTACCGGACCCAGGTCGAGAAGCTGGTCATCGACGCCGGGCTGTCGCAGGCCATCGCAGCGGCGGGCGTCGGCCCCGAGTTCCAGCCGGCGGTCTCGGCGCTGCTGCGGCAGGGTGTCGAGATCAAGGACGACGACGAAGGCAACCCCGTGGCCTATCGCGGCGGCGTGCCCTTGGCAGAGTACGTCAAGCTCTGGGCCGAAAGCGAACAGGGCAAGGCCTTCGTCCGCATCAACAACTCCGGCGGCGACGCCAAGGGCGGGCAGGGGCGAGCCTCTGGCGCCAAGACCATCACCCGCGCGGACTTCATGAAGCTCGGCCCCGCTGAGCAGATGAAGGCCTCTCGGGAACTCCAGATCGTCGACTGACGACGAGCCCTCCCCGGTTTGGGGCGGGCGCCCGGGCGGCACGGCCCAACGAACTACCCCGGCGGGCCATCCGCCTTGTCTCCCTCCCTGAAGCACCGAAAGGAGGCCCATCGTGGCCAACACTCTCACGGGTCTCATCCCGACCATCTACACCGGTCTCGACGTCGTTTCGCGCGAGCTGATCGGCTTCATCCCGAACGTCCAGCGCGACGCCACCGCCGAGAGCGGCGCGGTCGGCCAGACCGTCCGCAGCGCCATCGCTCCGGCCATCGCCCTGGAAGACATCACTCCCGGAGCCACCCCTGCTGACAGCGGCGATGCGACCATCGGTTACGCCGATGTGACGATCACCAAGAGCAGGGCTGCCCCGGTTCGCTGGACCGGCGAGGAGCAGCTTTCGGTCTCGCAGTTCGGCCAGTACAACCGCATTCTGGCTGATCAGTTCGCGCAGGCCTTTCGCGCGCTGACCAACGCCGTCGAGGTGGATCTGGCGACCATCGCCAAGACCAGTTCCTCGCGCGCCTATGGCACCGCCGGCACCACCCCGTTCGGCACCGCCGCTGACCTCACCGATATGGCCGAGATCAACCGCATTCTCGACGACAACGGCGCCCCCTCGACGGGTCGCGTTCTGGTCCTGAACTCGGCTGCTCGCGCCAAGCTGGAAGGCAAGCACTCTGAACTGTTCAAGGTCAACGAGTCCGGCGATGCCGGCGCCATGCTGCGTCAGCGGCAGATGCGCCAGCTGCAGGGCTTCACCATGGGCTACTCGGCGGGCTTGACCCAGCACGTCAAGGGTGCGGCCACCGGCGCCCTGATCAACAACGCCTCGACCGAGGCCGTTGGTCAGACCACGCTGACGCTCGACACGATCACGGTGAACACCACCGGCATCAAAGCGGGCGACATCGTCACCCACGCGTCGGACTCGACCAACAAGTACGTGGTCAACACGGGTCTGGTGGCGACGTCGGGCAACATCGTGATCGGCAATCCCGGCCTTCTGGTCGCCGCGGCTGACAACGACGCCGTCACCATCGGCAACAGCTATACGCCGAACATCGCCTTCTCCGCGAACGCGCTGGTGCTCGCCGCTCGCGTCCCGGCCATGCCGGAGGGCGGAGACGATGCCGACGACGTCATGCTGATCACCGATCCGGTCTCCGGCCTGACGTTCCAGGTCGCGATGTACCGCCAGTATCGCCGCGTCAAGATCGAGGTCGGTCTGGCGTGGGGCGTGGCCGGCATCAAGCCGGAACACGTCACGACGCTGCTGGGCTAGCCCACAAAACGGGAGCGGGGAGGGGCGAACCCCTCCCTGTTTTCTCATGGTCGCCGACCTGACGACGGCTATTGGAAAGCAGGAGAAGCTCATGGAACCGAAAACGGTTGTTCGCATGGTCCGGGATGCCAACGCGCACCCGGACAGCCACGAAGCCAACGTTCCCGCTGCCTCCATAGCGGAGTTTGAGGCGCTTGGCTGGCGCCTGGCCGACCCCCTCGACCATGACGGCGACGGGAAGAAGGGCGGCTCCAAGCGCGCCAAGGCCAAGCCGTCGCCGGACGAGGAGGCCGGCGATCCGCCGCTGTCCCGCCGCGAAATCGAGGCCGATCTGACCGCTGCCGGTGCTGACTTTGACCCGGCGGCCGACGTGGCGGACCTGCGCGCCGAACGCGACGCCGTGAAGGGCGCGGTCTAACCCATGGCGCTTGTGGTCGAGGACGGGACCGGCAAGGCCGACGCCGAAAGCTTCGTGACGGTCGCGGCGTTCAAGGCCTACTGCGACGCCCGGGCCATCACCTACGGCACGGACGCGGCTATCGAGGCCCTGCTGCGCAAGGCAACCGACTACCTCGGCCAGCGGTACGGCCAACTGCTGTCCGGCTTCCGGGTCCGAACCACGCAGGCGCTGGACTTCCCGCGCTACGAGATGCCGCGCCGCGACCTGGGGGGCTGGGCCTACTACGACAGCGACGAGGTTCCGGCAGGCGTGGTCAAGGCCTGCATCGAGGCGGCCATTCGCGCGGCATCGGACGACCTGGCCCCCGACCAGACGCAGGCGGTCAAGCGCGAAAAGGTCGGCCAGATCGAGACCGAGTATCAGGACTACACCAACGGCCGGCCGTCCTATCCCGTGATCGACGCCCTGATGAACCCCTACCTCGCCAGCGGCAGCGGGCTGCGGCTCTCGCGCGCCTGACATGGCCAGCTACGACGAACGCGCCCAAGCGATGGCGGCCCGGGTCCTTGCGATCAAGTCGGCCGGCGGCAAGGGGCAGCAGGTCACGCTTGAGGTGACCAATCAGGGCGCATACGACCCGGCTACCGGCGCGACCGGCACCGGCTCGATCACCCGCCAGACCGGCTCGGGCATCGAGGAGTATTTCCGCGCCAGCCAGATCGACGGCTCGCTGATCATGGTCGGCGATGTTCGGTTCATGCTGTCGCCGCTGGCCACCGACGGCGCCGTGATCGCCACAGCCGTCGTCGATGCGCTGCTCGAATACCCGGACGGCCGGAAGTGGCGCGTCAAGGGCGCCGAGCCGTTCG